AGCCGAGCCCCGGGACGCATCCCCACCGGGAAAAAGATTCCTTACCCACCCGGCAACTTTTGCCTAGTAACATTGCGTATGCGTGCTTTCGCATTGCAAATGCAACGTGCATCACGGCAGCACCCCTTGCTCAATGGGCATTCGCCTCATCTCATTGTTGCAGCAGATGAACGAATCAAGTGGCAGCCCTTTGGGAGCAGCAATCTTCCTCCCACACGTAGCGCATTGCCTCCACGATGACACGCGCTCTGCGTCCTTGGGTTTGGTATCCACCCTCTCCCTAAGCGCCTTCACGGCTTGGTCTGCTGAACTCACAAACTCAAGTCTGGTATCGCTTAGAACAGCCACCACACACGCCTTCCAGAACTCCACCTCACTTGGGTCTAGCTTAATTGGTTCACTCATTCCACGCCTTGGGTTGTGTGTCAGGGCCTGCGCAGTGCTCGTCTGGCATTGGGTCGCGCACCTGAATCCAACCATAAGCAAACTGTAAGCTTTCGGCTTTGGCTTTGATTTGATCGGCAATGGCAAGCATGTCCGTTGCTGACCCGCAGACATTGAACCCAGTGCCCTCGATCTGCCGTTGGACCCCCTTGTGTTCGATGATGATTTTCATGGTCAAAACGGAACTTCGTCTGTCTCCCCCGGTACGTTCGGCGCTGGTTGAGTTGTTGGTGTGGGCTTCGGTGGAACCTCGAACACTCCCCCTCCTCCAACGCCATCGCCCCTCTTCGGCCCGAGCCTCAGATGATCGACGACAACGACCAGCTTGGATCGCTTCTCCCCTGTCTTCTTGTCATCCCAGTTCTCCTGTTTGAGCCGCCCTTCCACAAGATGCTCTGTGCCCTTTTTCATGTACTGCCCAGCGATCTCGGCGGTCTTCCCCCATGCGTTACACTCGACCCAAGTCGTTTCTTCCTGCTCATCGCCCGCCTCGTTTTTCCACTTCCTGCCTATGGCCAACGAGAACCTAGCTACAGCCTGCCCCTTGGGCGTGTACTTGAGTTCAGGATCTCGCCCTAACCGCCCCTCGATGATTACCTTGTTGAAGCTCACTTCGTTCCTTTCGTTTTGAAAATGTCCCCACCCTCCCTCAACGAGGGTGCGATCCTTGGTCCGTGCCGAAGCAAGGGTCCTCGCGTGGGTGGGGAAAGTGTCATTGGTGCGTCTTGGCCAACAGTTCGATTGCCCGACAGAAGGCCGAGTCGAAGCGGGCATACTCGGCACGGTAGGAGGGATTTGTTGCGATCATTGCCTCGCACGACTTCCTTCCGTGGCAGACGCTACCGTGATCCTTTCCGAGGTGCCTGCCAGCTTCGACCGTGCTCATTCCATGCTCGGTCAAGGCCTTGTAGATGGCCAGCCTAGGCCGAACGATGTGCATTGGCCTACGTCCGCTGCGGATGTCGTCTGGCGTCACGTTCCAAAGCCTGCACGCCTCACGGATGGCGATCTGCACGCTCATGTTGGCCTCGGGCTGTTCCTCGGATGGGGGGATTGCCATGACCTGGCCGGACATCGTATTGACTCGGATCACCTCCCATTCGGCGGGGTAGGCGGATGCGTATCGTGCGAGTTCGGCGATGGTCATTTTTCCTCCCAAACATTGGCTGAAGGACAAAGCAGAAGGTCGTAAACAATTGCTCCGTTACGGTCTGTTCGCTCGTTGAGCCTGTTTAGCGTTTCGCACAAGCTGCTGAGCCCATTTCCAGTCTCAAGCCAAACCTCAGTGGGTTCGCCGTCTTGATTGGTTTCGGGCCAGTTTGCAACAATCGCTTTTAGTTCTGCGATAGTCATTTGACCTCCTTCTCCAACGTCCTGTGAACCGCTTCGACAAACGTCATCAAGTCTTGGCATGCGTTGGAGGCGAACCACGGATTCAGCCAGGGCATTCCAGCCCCTTCGCGAACCAAAGACCCGAACTCAATCTTGCCGCTGGCACTCTTGATCCTCACTCGATCCCGTGACGTTCGGACTGCGCGGAACCGGGATGACTGCGCGATGATCTTGTTGGTCATTTGCCCCCCTTCACTCGCTTGGATGGAACCGCCCGAATCAGGGCGTTGTGAACGGCCTCCCCAATGTCAAACAGTGCGTGCATTGCCTCCGTGCGCTCCTCGGGTTGGATTCCTTCAACCCTGACTTCGCCGGTGTCTAAATGCCGGATATAGACCCAAATCATGGCGTTCACCCATCCCGGACCTCCTGCCCGCTCTGGGACGACGGCTATAACTTTCTCTCCTGGGTGCAGTTTGATGATTTTGGTTTTCATTTTGACCCCCTAAGCATCGTTGCGATTGCATACCATACAACGCTGGCGCAAAAGAGCATCAATTGGTCCCAAGGCGACCGGAGCGCAATGGATGTCGCCATGGCAAAACCGCAGCAAAGGCCGGACAAATAGAAGCAGGTTGATTTCATTGCTTCCCATTCACGATCCCACGCATGGATTCTATGCGCTTGGTTAAGTGCTCCAAGTTTGGGTGCCCCTCAGTGATGCTTTGGAGTTTTTCAAGCCTTCGGTGGGCCATGATCGCCACTCCGCGAGGCCCGCCTTGTCCGATCTCAATTCGGACGCAATGCTTGTGGGCTAGCAATACAAGCCTTGTGAGGCAGTCAAAATCCCAAGTGGACAAGTCTCCAGTCCAATGGACTCTGACACCAAGACCCCATGGCTTGGGCATTGGCAGGTGATGAAATCCTTGCGCCCATTCACCAAGCATTTCGATGCAATGCCTTTGGTCGACCGTGAATGCCGAAAGGTCATTCTCATGCATCATCTTTCTCATGGTTTCACCCCCTCCACGATCACCGGCACCCCGTGTTGGTTTTGATTGTTGGTTTTCATTCGCAGTAACCCGACATGCACTTTGCCCCGTCGTCGTCTTCCTGAAACATGAAGTCAAATCCGGATTGAACGCCTCCGCGTAACGTCTTTGACCATCGTACCACGTCGTCGATTGTTCCGATTGTATATTCGACTCCTTTGCGATTCGTGTATCGTTTAGAATGCTGGGCATTTGGAATTGCTGTAGCCGGAAAAAAAGTAGCGATTCCCGCGTGTGGTCTGGCTAATCCTACTAGTCTCTCCCATTCTCTGTACTCGTCTATTACTTCCGGTCGCTTTTTTGCGGTCCTTCGCACGTCTTCTTTTCCGCTCATGCAGCACAGTCTGCACCCGACGCGCTTCCATCCCTGCTTATACAAAGGATTGATTGGTATTCCCCATTCTTTATGCGCGTCCCAAACGTCTCCGATTGACCAATCAAGCAACGGGCGCCTCACCTTAGACTTCATTGGTTCGCTGTAATCCCATTCGTCCAACATTGATCGTTGCACGGATTCATCGCGGCGAACGCCGCTGTGAGAAATCACTTCGTAGCCATCGAGCCACAGCTCTTGAATATAAGCGATGCTTGGACGGATCTTAAGCCAGTCGGTACAGAATCGAGCCATGGAAGAAGGAAAGCGTTGCTTCCAAATGGCCAACCGAAGAAAACCCATCGACTTCATCCACCGTACCGGAGCGACGCCCCTAGCCTGACCGTACGCATCCAAGGCACGAATCTGTTCGTAGACCTCCGGATACTCGTTTTCCGTGTCAGCAAACGACCCTCGGATTGATTCGATTGGGTAGCCTGATTCGTTGATTGCCCATCCCCAAAGCGCGGTGGAATCTTTTCCTCCGCTCAATCCGAAATGGTTGATAGTTCGCGTGGTCATTTTGGATTGGTGATGACCGGAACCCCGTGCTGGTCCACGCCCCGGGTCTTGGTCCAACCGCAGTAGATGGTGAGGAACACGCTTGCCGCATGCGCTGCGTCAACCTCCTGCTCGGACGGCTCGCGGAAGGCCGTGCTGGCGCGGTACAGTTCGTAAGTGGTCTTGTACGCCCCGCACCGCTGGTCTCGGGTTGTGCCGCAGCCGACGAGCAGCATGGCGAGCAAGAGTGATATTGTGAGTTTCATGGCTGGTTGATGAGCTTGCGGAATTTGGCGAGGATGAACTCGATTGCTTCGTTCGCTTTTCTTGGCGAACAAATATCGATTCCGTGATTTGCCCAAAGTAACGCACTGATAGCCCTAACGTCCTCCGGACTGAACTGCCGTCGCGTGTCCCTCTCGCGAATGTAGATGTCGCCGATGCGTCCCTTTAGCTGGGAAACATCTTTGTTGATCTCCGACTCGACTGAAGCCTTGTCGTCGCCGTGCGCGATTAACTGCGGCCACTGTGGATCAGATTGCACGATCCCGACGTACTTTGGTGTATTCATTTGGTGTCAGAGAAGTGTCTTCGATTCTGCCTCGGCCTGCGCCAGGTATCCGCAGGCCTGTTTCCAATAGGACTCTTTCAGCTCGGTCCCGATGAACTTCCGGCCCAGCTTCACGGAGCAAACGCCCTCGGAGCCGATGCCAGTGAACGGCGAGAAGACCACGTCGCCCTTGTTGCTCCACAGCACGAGGCAACGCTCGATTACGTCCAGTTGGAGCGGGCAAATGTGCTTTTCGTCTCCGTTCTCTCTCCCGGCTTGGACGTTCAAGACGCGGGTCTGCCGAATGTCCATCCAGACCGGGCTTGCCCATTGCTGCCACTGATCCAACTCAAACGAGTCCTTCGTGTGCGTGACAGGCGACACGATGCAGTCGTCGGAATCCCCATTCGACCACTTCCGGAACGTCAAGACATACTCTGCCATTCCTTGGCGCGAGAAAGTCGAATCGGCGCGCAGTTGCTTGTAGAGAAGCCCGTGCGCCTTGGTGCGCTGCATCTCAATGACCGGGTCCTTCCAGATGGTGACCTCGGAATGATAGGCCCACCCGCATTTCTGATGCACTCGGATGATGTCCCCGCGAAAGTCCCGCTGGCCAGCCATGCCGTCGCGCCCCTTGTAGTTGACCAAGTTCTTGCAGTGGACGTTTGTGACCCGCCCAGGCCTCGTCATGCGGTAGATTTCGCGCACAAGGAACTCGTACTGATCGAAGAACTCCTCGTCGTCGGCACAGTTCCCCATGTCCGCAACCGAGTCCGAGTAGATGTAGAGGTTCGCGAAGGGTGGCGAGTAGATGCTTAGGTCGATGGAGTTCTCTGGCATCTGTTGAGCGAACAAGACGCAATCCGAGTTGTAAACCGCCCAGCTCTCTCCCTTGGCTTCCTTGATGCAATTCACTTGATCCATACCGGCAGCTTTCCTTTCGTTTCCGCGATGTATTCCGTTTTGATTCCGAGTGATTCACTGGAGTCCAGCGCGGCGTAGCGCATGGATTCCTTCATTGCGTTGTGCGATTCCATCTTCTCTTTCACCGTTCGCCAAACGCCTTGCTCCGAGTCGGCAATGATGGCGTCCACCTGAACCGGGCGCTTCTGGCCAAACCTCCACGTTCGGCGGATGGCCTGATAGTACGCCTCGTAGCTGTAAGACAGGCTGGCGAAGATGACGTGATTGCAATGCTGCCAGTTGAGCCCGAAGCCTGCGATGGATGGCTTGGTGACCATGACTCGAACTTCGCCTCGGGAGAATGCGTCCAACTTGGCCTCCTTGGCGTCGGAGTCATCGGACCCGACAACCTCCACGCAATCAGGGATTGCTCTTCGCAAGGCTTCACTCTCGGCGTTGGACTCGCACCAAATCAGGCAGAAGTCGCCTGTATCAGCCAACTCGGCGGCCTTGGCAACGCGCTCGGCCATCGTTTCCCGTTTGTCCGCGTGCATGTTGGTTGCTGACAGCTCGGCGTGTCCGAATAGGCACCCAGTTTCAATGTTCGGCTTCACGGCCTTTTCGACGACATGGAGGCGCATTCCCATGGGAGGCAGTATGTATCGCTCGTCATCTCCACCCAGGTCGGACGGCATTGAAGCGCACACGGCCCACGAACCAACCCATTGCCAGAAGGATTTCACCGCGTGCCCCTTGAGCCGATAGCTACCAAAGTTCATCGTGTCGTTGATGAACCATCTCGAGAGCATCTCGTTTGACGGCATGACTCCAAGGAAATCGGCGTGGTTTCCAAGCTCCATGTAATCGTTTGGAGCCGGCGTTGCGGTGCATGCCAACCGATACGGTGTCGCTTTGAACGTGTCGCAAAGCTGTTGCTTGGTCTTTCCGGCGAACGATTTCAGGATCGAACTCTCGTCCAGCACCACGCCGGAAAACTGTTGTGCGTCGAAAAGGTGCAACCGCTCGTAGTTCGTGATTGTGACCTTGCCGCGCACGCTTCCATCCCGGGAATGGTGAACTTCCATCCCAAGGTGATCCTTGGCCTCCCGGACGGTCTGGGGCGCGACGGCGACGGGCGCGAGTATCAGCACCTCGCCGGGAATCTGGCGCGCCCATTCAAGCTGGCAGATCGTCTTGCCGAGTCCGGTGTCAAGAAACAGGGCAGCGCGACCCTTGCGAACGGCAAACTCCACAGCCTTGCGCTGGAAATCAAATAGCTCGGGGTGAATCGCCTTGGGTTCGATCCCAAAGTCACGTGCCTTGACGCGCTTTCGGTTGAGTAATTCCTGATAGGTCATTTCAGTACGGGTATTCGGGCTCTCGGTTGTGTGTTCTCATCGCCAGTTCGTTCGCCTTCTTGTCGAACACCCGGACGTGGCTTGCCGCGTACTCGGGTTGCTCAAGGATCGTCTTCGCGAACTCTTTGGCTTCGGACAGGAGGCCGGAAATCAGGTAGTGATCTTCAGCGGCTTGGACGACGGACGTAGCCACGGTCGTCACCATTTGCCGAAGCGCGTTCGCCTCGCGGTCCCCGGATGTTTTGATGGCAAGAGCCGCCCGTTGGATTCGATCAGCCTTGTCCCGCTGGCCACGGTGGTAGTCCGCGCATCGATTGCAGCAGACACGGGAAACGAGGTTGCCGATAAGCTTGGCCATCTTGGCGTTCTCCTCGCCCTCGGGGATCTCTACGGAGATTTCGGTTCGGCAAAATCGGCAGTGGGGGTGGACTACCATTTGAATTTTCCTGATACGTCAACGAATTTTGGTGCGCCAGGCGCGAGTCTTGCGGCCCTTGATGCCTCCATCTGGCGAGCGTCTTCCTCTGCTGCTGCCCGAAGCTGGTCGATGTTCTCCTGAGCCGCCGACTTGGATCCGGTGGACGGTCCTCTAAAATGTCCGGCTGGGCCTCTGGGAGCCTCGCTGGCGCGTCGCATCCAGTTTCGTGCCGCTGCATGCCAATCCTTCATCGGAGCCTTGCCGGAGACCTTCCAGCCGTTTGAGGCAAAGAAGTCGTGGAACTTGTCAGCCTCCTTGCTTGTGCTTCCGTTGGATGTGAAAAAGTCGTGAACGGCTTCCAACGAGTCCGGCTTGGCCTCAGCTTTGGGGGTCGGCGGCGCTTTCGGCTGTTCGGGTTCGGGGGCCAGCGGTAGCTGGGCCTCGGGGATCTTTGCGTTACTCTCTCTCTTCTCTTCTTTTGGAGAAGGAGATGGAGAAGGAGATGGAGAGCCATCGTTTCGCCATTGGCGATTTGATGGCGGTGCCATTGGCGGTGCCATAGTTTGGCCATTGGGGTCGCCATCGTTTGGCCATTGGCGGTGCCATCTAGCGTCCGCTCCAGCCTTGCCGTTCTTGCTTTGCTTCTGCCTGAACTCAGCTTGCTCCTTCCTGACCTGCTCCAGCCTCACGTTTCTGCGTAGCCCATCAGGGCAAACAGGGAGCTTGGCCAGGACATCGTCGGACACTGGCCCGCCAGCCAGCCTCTCCAGCTTTCCGGCGTCATTTGGAAGCCCACCCTTTGACCATTGGTGGCAAAGCAGCCGCATGTAAGCCCCAACCTCTGATTGAGAAAGGATCATGGTCCCTGCAATGAAGTCGTCTGCGTAAAGCTGGAACGCGGGCGGATTCAATTCAGACCCCCAAAAGAAGAACCCCACCAAGGCCTTGGGTGAGATGGCGGAACAGGAACGCCTCCAAGGGCCAAAGTGGGGAAATGTGTGTCGCTGTTCATTTGTCGGTGTCGCTTCAGATCTCACCCCTCGGCGACGTTTTCATTGTTTGTCTTTGGACTGCGTGGGTCAAGGTCATTCCTGGCCAACGATCTCAGCCAGGATCTCATCCTCGATGGCGTGCCTCTCGGCCGGTTTCAGGTCCACCGGGAGCCCGTCGCTGTTACGCGCGGAGTCAATGTCAACCTGGTCGACGGCACCGGGATCTTCCTGGGTCGATGGATAGCCAGGTATGAACCAGAAGATCACCTTGATCTCCACCGTCTCACCGTCGCGCTGGATGTTGGTCCAGTGCGCCCCGTAGCGTGGTTTCAGGCTCATAGGTAGTGATCCTCCGAAAGTTTGTCTGTCTCGTTCCTGACCGTCTCGTGGAGAAGCTTGAGCCTCTGACCAAGGCGAGACATGCGACGGCAGAACTCGTCGAGACTGATCGTTTCCTGATTCTTCTGACCAACCCGCACGGAAATCTGCATGTCGCCGTTTGCGATGGCCGCCTCCGCCTCGGGTGTTCTTGCTCTGAATTCGATGTTCACTTCATTGCCTCCTTAACCGCATTGATGAACTCCGACATGGACCGGACAACCTCGGCCGCGTGACCGTGCCGACGTAATGCGGCGAGCCACGCCGCTTGTTCTGGCTTCAGTTTGCCCGTCTTGCTCTTGGCTTCGACCCAAAGGCTTCGACCTCCAAGCAAGGCAATCACGAAGTCAGGCGTGCCCACGCCGCACGTTGCCGGCCTGTCCATGCGGGCGTGGTGAACCGGGTAGCCGCGACGCCGGCACTCGTCCAAGATTTGAGCGTGGAGTTCGGCCTCCACTACGCAGGCATCCACCGGAGCTGCGCCCACCGACACGAGTCGACCCAGTGCGGACGGCGGGGCGTAGGACCCGTCCTGAAGTTTGATCCAGCCAATAGGGATGTTCATGGCAGAACCTTTGGCAGTTCGATTTCCGCGATTCCGGATTCAATCGTTACCTGCATTCCTTGCCCTTTTTCGCCTCCGGTGACTTGAATTTCTTCTGGTCGCGTCGAGTGCGAAAT